GTCGTCGAAACCGCCCGCCGCCGAGCCATCGGCGCGCTCCAGGCCATCCGCCTCACGCTCGCCGGGAAGCCGCTCCTAGCGGAAGCCTGAGCAATTACCTGGCGGCGGCGCCCGTCCCGGAAACCATTCTGGCAAGCACGTCGGGAAAGATCGTGTTCGCGGCGGCGCATCCGTGACCTGCCGGCAGATTGGAGCCCGTGCAGACGATGGACGATGTGGATTCGTAGACTTCGGCGATGCCGAAACCGCCTTGAGGGACACCATTATTTATACTCCACCCGTCCTTGTTATTGAAGTCGGGTTGAGCGCCGGAATTGAGAAAGCCTAAATTGAAGCCCGCCGGAGCCCCGTCGATATAAACCGCCCATACCCCTGCTGAGGTGTCGAACGAAATCAGATAATGGTGCCAACCGCCATTATAGGTGTTCATCGTCGCCGCGCTCGGCGCGGTGAACTTGACGCTATCCGTCGATGTAGAAACACCCACAGAATTGTTAAAACTTATCTGTAAGCCAGCGGCGGAATTGTCGTAAGAAATACATATTCTTGGCGCTTTGCCGCCCGTCGTTTCGCAAAGACCAGCATAGTCGCTCAGAAAAATGTAGGAGTTCAGGATATTCGGCGACGCGTTCGCCGTCCTTGTGGCGTTAAGCCAATAGGCCAGCGTGTGCTGCGTCGTATTGGTGACGCCCAGAGGGCCGGTCGGAATGCCGATGATCGTGGCGGGGTCGATCGTCACGCCGAGGGGGGCGTAGGGGGCGGAGGCGGCGGACGGCTGATGCAGCACCAGCCGCTCGGCGCCGAGCCGCGCTTCGAGAATATTGTGGGCCCGGAGCAGCGATTCCGCCGCCGCGCCCGAGGCGAGACAGCAGAGCGCCAACGCCCCGGCGAGAAGCCGTTTCAGGATCGAAGTCATCAATCCAGCACTCCTGAAATCGAAAAGAACAGATCGCCGATAGCGGGCGTCACCGCGCCGCCGACCACCAGCACAACATAAAGGTTCTGCGTCGCGCTCGAATCGAGGTTCTTGACCGACAACGACAGGCTTTGCGCCGCGAAAGTCTGGGTCGATCCCGCCGACGCGGCGGCGGTCAGGGTGAAGGGCGCGGCGGCGAGATAGGGCGCATCGGCCGCCGCCAGCACGAAAGCCGCCTTGTCGGTAATGGTCGAATTGGTCGGGTTTTTCGAGAACAGATAGACCGTAACCGCGACGGTTTCGGTCCCGGCCCATCCGAGCAGGAACTGCGATAGCGTCGCGCTCGGCTGGATGGTGTTGCGGAAGACGGACACGGTTTGCTTGCCGCCGATGACATTGCCCGATGCATAGGCGGCGGCCTGAAGGGTCGGAACGACGGGCGCGGTCTGGAAATTGAGGGAGCCGGCATAACCGATAATGTTCGATCCGGCGGCGAGCGCGGTTGTCAACGTCCCCGCCAGAGACGCGGCGATGGCCGTCGCCTTGGTCAGGATCGACGCCAAAGTCGTGTTCCCCGTCGTCTGATTGGCCGCCGTCGAGACATTCGCCGCGATGCTGGCCAGATTGCCGCCGGTCTCCTGCGCCGCGCCGGAGGGCAGAGGCAGCGCGGATGCGGAAATCGCCAGCGTGCCCGACAGCCTGGTCAGGATCGACGAGAGCGTGGCGTTCGCGATCAACTGGTTGGCGGCGGTGGCGGCGCTCGACCAGATCGCCGAAAGCCATCCGGTCAGGCCGACGCCGCCCGCCGGGATCGACGCGCCGGCGATCGCCGCGCCGCTGTCGGCGACCGGCAGGCCCGCCGAGGGCGTCGGCAGGACCAGATTGCCCGCGGCGTTCTGAAACCCGACCGCCGTGGCGGAAGTGGGCGCCGCCGCGCCGGTCGCGCCGACGCTGGAATTGGAGCCCGAGCCGCCGCCTCCGCCGCCGGTCACATTAAGCGGATTGGCGAATGTGCCAAGTTTGTTTCCGGCGCCGTCTTCGATCACGACGCCGCCAGTCAGCGACCCGTCCGGGTTTTTCCATTGCATGGACCGATTTCCTTGTGCGTAAAAATTCTGTGCTATTTGCCGATGAACCGTAAGCTGAACCAGCTGACCCATTCGTCAGGAAATCGACGGCGGGATTTGGAGATAGAGCGCCGCGAGATGCAGGACGCCGCCAGTCAACGATCGGTCCGGTTTTTCCGAAACCGCTCAAATTTCCGCCGAACCGGCGATCCACGCGTTCGCGCTTCCCGCGTCCGTAAGGGTATAGCAGCCGTTCGCGACGATCCCGGTCGTAGTGCAACCAAGCCCTATGAGATCGACCGTCGCGGCGACAAAGGCGATAGCGGTGACCGCATTTCCAAAGGCCCAGATGAACGAGCCGCCATTGGTTATTGTCGGCGACGCCCGCATCGGCGTCGGCGTGTTGAGCACGATGCGGAAATCCGTCGCGCTGTCTCCGGAACCCGCTCCAAAGGGCGCGTAAGGGCCAAGCGCGACGATTCTGAAATAATATCTCTGGCAGAGCGAAAGTTCGACGCCGAGGGGCCGCCGCTCGAACACCGTCGCCACGCTTCCGGGCTCGAATTGCGGGCGAAGCACCGTGCCTGTCGAAAACTCGACGTTGGTCTGGTTGGCGGCGGTCAGGCCGGCGACGATCAGCGGCGAAGCCGTCGGGCTTGCCGGCGCCGAAGCATAGGCGCCCGAACCGCTGGCGCCTGTCCCCTGCCAGACGCGCGCCTGCGCCGTGCCGGCGTTCTGGACTGTATAGGCCCCGCCCTCGATCAAATTGGATTCAATCGGCAGGATCAGCGACCCAGCGGTGATGGTCAGCGTCGTGTCGATGCCGGAAGCAGCAAATGTATAGGTCGCGCCGCTCGCGCCGGCCTTGACGCCGTCATGCCCGTAAGCGCCCGCCGCCAGCGTCACCGCGCCCGAAACGGCGCGCTGGTTGATGGCGAAGGAAGCGTTGCGAAGACGATTGCGCCAGCTCAGGGCTTCGCCGGAGGCGACGCCATAATTGAACGAGGGCTGTCCCGTGGTCCCGCTGAGGGTGAGGGCGTCGCGCCAGGTCGAGCCATCGGGCGAGACCTTGAAATGGAAATTGTCGTCGCCCGTGATCCCGATTTGCGCGCGGCCCGAGAAGCCATCCTGGAAAAGGATCGACGCCGTATTTCCCGCCGCCGATTTGTTGATCGTGAAGCTGAAACTCGTCCCGTTGAACAAGGCCGAGGCGCCGAATACCGACAGCGGATTCGCGGGATCGGGCGCGGTGCCAATGCCGATCAGCGTGTGTTGGTCGGACAATTTCGCCGCCGCCCATCCGCCTGGCGTGACGCCGTCATGGACGGTGACGCGGTTATTCGTCGTGTCGACGATCAATTCGCCTTGCGCGCCGGCGTAAGCGGCGACGTTCGCCGCCGTGTCCCGGCGACGTTTGACTTGAACGGACATGGATTTCCTTTTTGTCGTGCGATCATCTGCGACGGCGAGGCGACGAAACCGTCACCGAATCGCCTCGCGCGCGGAGGACTCTCCGCGTCGAAAAGCAATGAATTTTCAGCATGTCGTCGTTCCCAGGTCGATGACGGACGTCACAGGCGACGAAAGTGTTCCGAAATCATCGATTTCGGCGATAGACTGGTTGACCAACCCGAAATCCATCGACGCGCCGACGGCCAAAGCCGCCGCGACGGGGCCGATCGCTCCAGTCCCCTGGATCGTGTGGGGATAGGCGACGCAAGTCGAAAGGTCCTGCAGTCCCCCGCCGAAAATATTGAAACTCTGGAACTTCAAGTAAATGGTTCGACCCATTTGCGATGGTGGGAGGTCATAGCGCAGAATGGCGGAATCCAGCAGACAGAACGGCGCGCCCCCGGCATGGGCCGAGGCGCCGGTTCCAGCGAGGCCGCGATAAAGACCGGTCAGACTGTATTCTTTGGCCGCCGTCAGCGTCGCCGTCGTGTAGCTTAAGAATTCGCCGTCGACATAGCAAAGCGTCACGTTCGCCGCCGCGCTCGCCTGCGACGTCGAAGACAGCGCGCCGGCGCTCCGCGTCAGGTCCACCGCCAACGTATTGGAAGAATCGGGATTGGCTCCCGAAAATGCTGGCAGCAGCGACGAAACCACGCCCTGGCGCGCCGGCGACCCGATACGCGCCACCTGCGCATAGGAATTGCCGTCGAACGACGCCCAGACGACGCAGCCGCCCCAATTGGGATCGCCGTTCTGGCCACTGACGCCAAGCCATAATTGCGCGACATTGCCGGTCAGGATCGGCGGCGGTTCAAGGATCAGCGGCGTGTTGACCGGTTGCGCGACGACGGAACTGTCTGGAACGCCGTTCGATTTCAGCTGCGTCGGATAAAGCGCCGCCGTCGCCACGCCCTGGGGAAATTCTTCCGCCGTCGCCGTTATTGCGCCATCGGAATCTTCCTCGATGTCGATGATGCGCACGACGGTTTTGTTCAATCCAAGCGCCGGATCGGTCAGAGTCACCAGATCCATCGGATCGAGCAGACAAAACTCCATCGATAGCTTGAAGACGAAAGTATTGCGTATGTAAAGGCCGCGTTGCAGAATCAGTTGCACGGACATTCGGGCGACCTGAAGATCGCAGATTTCATGCGCCGTGATGGTCGAACCGATACGCAGGCCGAAAAGGTTGATCGCCGATTGGTCGAAAGCGACAATCGGCCCGGTATTATAGGCGTCGGATCGCACCTGAATTTCGATCGCCTGCTGGTTATGCGCCGAATAGGGATCGGAGCGCGTGATCCTGACCGGATCCTCACCCTCCGTGTGCAAGAAATCCTCATCCGTGAGGTCGTAGACCGGGGTGAGATTGGGCGTCCAGGTCTTCTGCGAGGACGCCGAACCGCCGGTGACCGCGCTGTCGCCGTAGGGGATGATTTTCAGCAGGCCACCGGACCAAACAGCGGTCGAGTTGGTCAGTTGCAGCCATCGCGTCAGTATAGATGAGCCGGTCTCCTGCATGTTAAGCACAGGACTGATCGCCAGGTAATTGGCCCAGCAATAGGTCTGGTAGGAGCTGTCGCCGGAATTGGCGAAAAGGGAGGTCGCGTCGATGGAAGCGGCGGGAAAGCCGACGCCATATTGCGGATTGGTCAGGAAGTCCGAAATCACCTGCGCCGGATCGGCGTCCTGGCCATTGACCCCGGTGCCATGAAGGATGCCGAACACTTCGAAATTATTGTCGCCGACGCTGGCCGAGGCGCCGAGATCATATTTCGAGTTGCTGACATAGGCGACGCCCGGATAGGTCAGCGCCTGAGACGGAAAGGCTGCGGATAGATAAGACCAGACGCTTTGCGGCGATGAACCGGCGAAAAGGCTCAAACCCAGGGAGGCGAGGTCGACAGCTGCGGTCGAGGTTTGCCAGATTTTGCCGATGCCCGCGATCGGTCCTTCGCCGATCCCCATCATGATGGCGCAGGAATAGGTATAGCTCGTCGTCGAACCGCTCCCGCCGCCTCCGCCGCCCTTTCCTCCGCCCTTGCCGCCGGAATGTTGCGGATGCGCCTTGAAATTCTGGTACCAGAAACAGTTCGGCGCGAGAATATTGGCGCCATAGGCAATCGGCACGGGTACGCTGCTCGAAGTAGTCTGGACCTGTAATCCGGAATATTTGGTGATCTGGGTATTGCTGTTTCCAGCGCGCAAAAAGCCCATTATGCCTCCGCCTTTTCAGCCCAGATGGAGAAGTAGGCCAGTTTGCGCCTCGGGTCGGTCAGCGCCGGATTTTGCGCCAGCCTTTCCTCGATGACGCAGCCGGCGTCGTGATAGGCGTGGACGATGGCTGTGGGATCGATCCCGGTCACGATGCCGCCATGGGAATAGCTGCGGCCATAGCGAAAAAGCGCCAGATCTCCCAACTGCGGCTCGGCGACGCGCACACAGCGTTGCGCGAAGAACGACAGATATTTTTCATCGTCGCGATGCAGCATCCAGTCGGGATCATAGGGACGCGGATCGAAAGCCGGGACGAGGCCGAGATCGACGAAGACCCGCACGATCAGCATGCCGCAATCCACGCCGGCGCCACGCACGTCGGCGCCGTTATGATAGGGGGTCAGGATCCATTTGCGCGCTTCCGCGACCACCCGATTTCTTTCATCGAGCTGGCGCTGTTCAATGTCGATCATGACAGCCTCCTATTTGCCGCCCTTGGCGCTATTCGAAACCGCCGAGGAAAGCGGTCCCGTCATGATTTGCGGCGGCGGCACGAAGGGAAAACCCCGAAACTGACTCAGGTTGTTGAAACGGCTCTGGCACGTCGCCATGGTGCGGTCGCAGCCGTAGGAGGCCGAAAAAACGTCGCCGGCGGCCGGCGCATAGGGCAAGGGATAGGCCAGTTGCAGCCAGCTGCTTCCCGCCGACTTGATTGTCGCCGTCACGCCGGTATTGGCGCCTGACGTCAAGGTAATGGTCCCCTGCTGATGGGCGGAAGCCGCACCCGACCATTCGATCTGCGTTCGCGTCGAACCGGCGCCGACATTCCCGGAAGTCGAATAGGTTCCCGCGACGACGCCGCAATTGGCGTCGTAAAGAACATGCTGGCAATTGGCCTGATAGCAGTTGCGCGGCATGTCGATGTCGAGCAATACGAGATCGGAAGCAACCGTCACCTGCGCACTGGTGCGTCCGATCGAGTCGATCTGTGCAACGCGCCCTTTGAACAGCACGACCGAGCCGACGGGCGGCGTTCCCCAGGAGGCAAAAAAGACCTTCTCGCGCTGAATTTCCGCGCCGTCGAATAGTCCCTGCTGCAAGGCCTGCAGGAAGGGCGCGCCGCCGATCGTGTCGGTCGCGCGGGCGAAAATCGTCACCTGCTGGCTATCGACATTGACCCCGCAGGAGGCGCGATATTTCAGGCCCGAGATCAGGATTGAATTGGCGAGATAAGTGAAGCCGTTGAGCGCGACGGGAAGGTCGAGATCGGTGTAGGTCAGCACGGCGCCGTTGGCGAGCCAGAGCGTGAAACAATCGGCTGTCAGCATAGGAGCGTCGGAGGTCCGGCGGAACGCATTGAGAAAAGACGAGAGAGCGGGCGGAGCGGATTTCATTCAGCGCACCTGACGGAATTTGAGGCTCTTGGCCCGCCACAGGCCAGACATGAAATTCTCGAATTCCGCCTGGTCGTCGAGAAAACGGCATTGGAAGGCATAGGCGAAGCTGGCGGCTATGGCCGCCCCGCTCGCCGGCGCCGACGAGAAGACGATCACGTTCGGAGCGGTCCATGTATAGGCTGTCGTGGCGACGCCGTTGATCGTCACATTGGAAACCGACGTTATATACGAAACAGGCTCGAAATAGCCGCCGATGGCGCGGCCGAAAGTGAACGTCGTGGTCGATCCGTCGCCGACAGCAATGACCTGATTGGTCACTTCCTTATCCGTCGGATCGGCATAAAGGAAAGTTCCGAGTTGACCGCCGCACGATAACCAGAAGCCCATCAGGGTCTGCAGCGATTGCGCTTGCAGGCCGGCGTTGACGCCGGAGGAATCGAGACCGTCGAAGGTCAGTTCAAACGCATAGAGCGCATGGGCGTAAAGGCCGACGCGCGTTTCGCGCCCCGAGGAATGCGAAGCGACTCGAGTCGAGAAGGTCGGCGTTTTGAGGACGCTCCAGCCCTGTCCGGGCAGGATCGGAAAGGTTGCCAGACTCACGCGCGCACCGTTTCAAGCTTGAGAGATTTCGATGCCCAAAAGTCGCTCATGAACTGCTCCAGATCCGCGCTGTCGTCAGCGAAGCGCGCCAGATGCGCGACGGTGAAATCCGCCGTCAGCACGGCGCCGGAAGGCGGCGCCATGGCGAAAGCAACCGTCGCCGGCAGAATCGAGACGCCGTAGGCGGTCGGAGAAAGGGCCACACCATTCAGATAAACGTTCGGAGCGCCGAGCAACGCCTGGACGTTCTCGCCAAAGCCGCCAATTGCGCGCCTGAACAGGAACGACCTGGTCGCACCATCGCCGATCCCCAAAGGCGCGCCCGTACAGGCGCTTAGGTCGGATGGCGGCGCGAACAGGAAAGGTTGCGCCCGACCGGCATGAGCGCCGATAAAGCCAATGACGTGCTGCAATTCCTGATTACTCGCATCGCCTCGCAGCAGATCGAAGCTCAGCACTATGTCATGCAGCGGGCTGGCCAAGCGGGCGGATCGAGCCTCGCGTCCTGAAACATGAGCGAGGACGCGGGTCGAAAAGCGCGGCGTATAGGCGACGCTCCAGCCTTGTCCCAACAGCATCGGGAATACGGCATAGGATCCGGGGCCCGGCGGCGCATCGGTCGCCGGCGGATCGAGCATCGGCCCCTTGCCGCAGATCCAGTTGCCAGTCGGCCAATTGCCGCCGTCGCTCCAGACGCTGGCGTCAAGAGGAAAAACTGGAAACGGTCTTGCGTCCCAGTTCCAGGCGCAACAGAACGGCGTGAAAATCATCGGAACGCCAGACCCGGAAGTCTCATTATTCGCCTCGGCGCTCCAATAATCATGCACCGCCTGCAAGGCCATGTCGGCAAGAAGGTCGTCGCGCTTCGGCGCCCAGGCGCCGCCATAAGGCCCCTGCCAGAGCGACCAGAACGGCGTGCCGCTTTCCATCGATTTGGCGTCGAAAAAGACGTTCGGCTGGTTGGTGCAGCGATCGACGCTGGCGAAACCATATTCGACGAAGACGATCGGTTTCGACTGCGGCTTCCAGGCCGTCGCGGGACCATGCGGCGCCCAGCCGAGCCCATCGCCCGCGTCATAAACCGCCTGATGGGCATTGTTCCACCACCAGCGTAGCGCTTTTCGCGCCAGCAATTGCTGTTGGGGCGCAAAGCCTTTGCGCGCCTGCGCCAGACGGTCGCCTTGCGGCAGAGTGCAGCGCTGGTCCGTCCCTAATGGATCGAAACCCATGCCGCCGCTGTCGCTATCGTTGTAATACCAGCTAAAACCTTCGCCGCCCTCGATATTGGCCTGAAGGTAGGCGCCGCTGTAAACTGTCGGCGGACCCGCGAGACCCAGACCGTTCATGGTATCGCTCGACGGCGGCCAGGCGGCCGGCGCGGGCGCATCCCAGTTGGCGCTATCCTTTCCGCCGCCATCGAGCGTCCAATCCGACAAGGGCAGATAATTGTCGAACGAAACCACGTCGATGTTCGGCGAGGCGAACAGCTGGTCGAGATGCGGCCATTGACCTTTGGCGTTCGCATGTTGCCAGCCGTTCCAGCTCGACCAGTCCGGCGAATAGGCGATCAGATTCTTATATGCCGACAAGTCCCTGGTCAGGCCGGCGCTGTCGAAAACGCCGCGCACATCAGCCGCAAGTTCAATCAACCCGGCGACGAAGGGATAATCCCAGATCGCCGCGCCATTGGCGTCGGTCGTTCCGGCTGGCGTCCAGCTCGGTCCGCGCAGGATTTCAAGGCCGCGCATTTCCGAGCCGAGCAGGAACAGATCGACGCCGCCGGCCAATACGCAAAGATTGGCGTAATGCAGGATGAAGCGCCGGAAAGTGAAATCGGTCGAAGGACCTGAATAGCTAACCGTCAGATGGACCGCGTCGCGCGAGAATTGCGCCGGGGACGCCGGACCGAGAAAAGCGTTCACCGCCGCCGTCGTCGCCACGCCGAGATCGCTGGCGAGGGTGATGCGGCCGCGCCAGGGCTTTCCGGGCGCGTCCATCAGGATGAAGGGATAGAAAATGACGCGCAGGCCGCGCGATTTCAGATCCTGGATGCAGCGGACGATGCTTTGATCCGAAGGCGTGCCGCCATAACTCGCGGAACCGCCCGGCGTCGAGATGGGAATGAGGCCCGAGGAATTTTGGGTCAGGCCGGACACCTGCCAGTTCGACGCCCCCCAACCGACGCCGGCTAAAGTCTTGAAAGCGCCGCCAATATAATTGGTCGAGGGGTAGATATGACAGCTTGAGGCGTCGGTCGAATTGCCGAACCAGGCGCAAACCAGCGCGACCGTCGCGCATTCGGGATGTTCCGCCTGCAACCGGTCGAGCGCATAGGAATAATCCGTCTTGCCGCCATCCGGCGCATAATAGCCATTCAGCGGCATTAAAGGGCCGAGCGCGCCCTTGCTCGCCAGCCATTTCGCGCCTTGAGCCGGCAAAGTATCATAGACGAATTCGCCGGAGGCCGGCAGGAGGCAGACGCCGAAAAGCTCCGCCATGGTCTTAAAGCGCCGCCAGTCGGCGCAGGCCGAGATGATCGCCATTTTTTACCGCTTGATTCATCGCTTTCATGATCTGCCGCGAATTATTGCCAAGCCAGTTCTTGACCGAACCGGCGTCGAGAGCATTGACGTTCAAGTGGACATGAGTGTCGCCGTCGCCTGGCGCGCCCGAGCCGCCCGAGCCGCCATTGGCTTGCTGGCTCAATAGCGAGCGAAAGGCGCCCGCCTCGGCGGCCGGCATGACCAGCTCGTTCTGGTGAACCATCGCGAGCTGATCCTGAGGGATCGACCAGGCGCCAATGTCGAAGGCCGCCACCGACAGGACCGCGCCCTGCGCCGCCGCCGCAGGACCTGCGGCCGCCGGCCCCATCACCGGCGCCAGAAAGCCGAACACGCCGGCGAAAGTCTCGGAGGCGGAAGCGGTGACGCTCTTGAGCATGGAGGCCAGGATCGACGCCTGCCCCGCCGCCGCCTCGCCAGCGGCAACGCTGCCGCGCGCCGATGCCCCAGCCACCGCCGCCGCCGTTTTCTGGCTTTCCCCGGCAACCGAAAGCGCCGCCAGCGCCAATTGCTTCTTGCCCCAGTCGCCAACGACGTCGACGCCCATCTTGACAAACTGCGACACCACCGATTGCGATACGGATTGCAGCGTCTGACGAAAATTCCTGGTCCCGACGATCATTCCCGTAAGCCCATAGGAAAACGACGCATCCATCGAATCGATCATCCGGTTCATCGGCGCGACCATTTGCTCGACCGATTGCAGCATGACCCGCTGGCTGTCCTGCCCATATTTGGCGTCGAGCGTCAGCATCCTGTTGAGAACCATCTGCCGATGTTGCAGGCTCACGCCGCCGATCTGCAATTCCTGCTCGAGAAGCGAACGCTCGGAGGCGTATTCGGCATCGAGCGCGGCATGTGTCGCCGTGAGTCTTTCACTGCCGCTCAGAATTTTCAGTTTGGTCAGTTCGTCATAGACCGATTTCTTCTGCGTTAATGCGGCGCGTTCGGCGAAAATTTCGCCATTGATCGCCAGAAGGCTGGCGCGCGTGACATCTTGCTGCGAAGCGCCGGTCTCGCGCGCCGCCTGGGAGATTTTCGCCAAAGCGCTGGTCGCGTCGGCGCCGAAAGCGGCGAAGTTTTGCGACGATTTGTCGATGCCCTGCGAGATCTGACTGACGCCGGTCGGCAAGGTCTGCAAGGCCGCCGAGACGCGGGCGACGCCGTCGAGGAAATCGGACGCGTCGGCGCCAAAGGAAATCGAAACGTTGGAATCGGCCATGCAAATCCTTTCAGCCTGAACCTGCGTCCGGCTTCATATCGGCGATCAAAAACGTCCGGCTGGGAACAGGTTCCGCAAGGCGCCGACGGCGTCCTCGCTTGCGCGGGCTTTCGGCGCCCAGACGCCAAAGCCGACGGCCAGAGCCGTCAGAAGAACCGGCGTGGGCGGATTTTCGCGCCAGAATTCGTGCCGCGCGAAAACCCGCGAAAAGGTCAGTTCCGCTTCCAGCGCATCGGTCCAGGCCTCGCCCGACATCTGGCAATAATGCGCGACGATCCGGTCGAAATCCGGACCGTCGTCGCCTACTCCCCCGGCGGATGATTTTCCGTCGCCGCGAACAGACCCGTTTGCCGGGCGATCACCGCCAGGGCCGCGATCAGTTCCGCAAAGCCCGCCTGCAAATCCAGAACTTCGTCGCGCGAAATTTCGGGATAGGCGCGGGTGAGACCGGAATGAACGACATCGATCATCAATTCGACGTCTTCGCTTTCGAGCAGCGCGGCGCCGAGCGGATCGCCGGCGCCGATCCGCGCCTGGATGGCGTTCAGGCGCGGCATCAGTTTCAAAAGGCCAGGAACGACAATCCGCGCCTGGCGCAGAGCCAGCTGGGGAATGAAAAACTCCCGTCCACCCAACTCGACGACTCCCGCTTGCGCGCAATCGATCTTCGGATCAGGATTCATGTCACACCGCCGTGTTGATTTCGCCGATGGAATTGGCGGCATTGGCGAAGGCCTCGAAATCCAGTTCCGGAACGACGAAATCCTGGTTCTTCGAGGCGACGCTCAGTTTGGTCGAGACGCAATTGAAGAGTCGTAGCGACCACTGCGCGCCGGCGATGTTTGGATTGGTCTGATAGAAATCGATCTGGAAAGTCGGCGCCGTTCCCATGGCCTTGTTGGCGAGCAAGGCGCGCGAACCGCCTCCCGAAGCCGATTGCGTAAAGGAATAGGAAACCAGCAGCGCCCTGCCCGCGTCGCCAGAATTGAACGTATAGACTCCGGCGGAAACGCTGTATTGGCCGACAACGGGACTGGATGCGACCCTGGTCAAGGCCAGGCCGCTCGATGCGTAAACGACCCCGAGATCGGCATCGAAATTGGCCGAATTGGCGCTCGAATAGGCATAGGGCGCGGCCGCCGGAACCGCGCCCGCCTCATTATAGGACCAGAGTTTCTGGCCCGTCGCCAGAGACTGGCCGAAGAAACAATTATTGCTTGCCTATCCGCTTAAGACAGACACCTACTAGATGTAGACATCATCGGTAAATGCGGATTCGCCCGCCAATTTTGCTAGCTTTCAATCGAGAATCGGCGGCATTGTCGGAAAGCGCCTGACTTATC